GGGTCTGTTCCGGTAGGGTTCGTGTCTACTAGGTCTTTTACATATGTTCCTGATTCTAATGCCATAATCTAATCCTTTGGATACTTTGTTTTAACCGCTTGTCGCAGTCCTTCTAACTTAGTTACAGATGCCATGCGTTCCTCTACCACTCCTTCCCAAAGAGCGACTATAAGTTCGTCAATGGATGGGTATTCGGCTTTGCGGTCACGTTGGTATTGGGTGGCGGCGTGTTCTGATTCTAGCCTTGCTACCTCTGCGTCGTATGCGGCTTGGTCTATTTCGATAACTTGCTCATTTGCATCGTAAGCAACATCGCCACGAATGGTAACGACAGAAGGATTAATATTTCTAATTGCGTCGTGGTTCATCCTTCGATCTCCGTTGCTCGCAAATACCATGTCATACCACCTATTGCTCCTATATAAACTGTAGCCGACCCATATACGCCAAAATAAGTTGTATAAGTAATTGCACTGGTTGTTGCGGGGTTATGGTAGTGAGTCAACGTGTGATGGTTATAAGTTATTCCATAACCTGCATAATTTGTTGACCAATCTTTTAACAAAGAGCCATCTTTATAGAGAGCAAACTTAGGACCAGCGCCTGTGGATGACGATTGATTTGGAATCCAATAATCAATAACAATGTAACTAGATGTACTTGAGGGAGTTATGCTTATTGAATGACCAGTTGTTACATAAGAATTGCTTGTAGTGCTGTTGCTACCTCCACCTGATCCATTTACAACTTGCAACACTTTGCCAAACCCAGTAGCAGTACCGCTGTTTGAGATAGTTGCACCTGATGCTACTGCAAGAGTCGCGCCTGATGGAATTGTGAATGTATCTCCAGAATCACCAAGCGTTATATCAGTTCCAGAACGTGGGGAAACTTTATTTACTTTTACTTCGCTCATTTAGGATGCGCCTCCTTAACGATTGCCTCAAGCGATTCAATACGCTCCATTGCTTCCTGTAGGGCTTTTACCGCTTTCATGTAAAGAATTGAATATTTCACACCCTTGATTCCGTCATCTTCATAAACAAGGTGTGGGCAAACGCTCTCAACCTCCTGCGCTACAACACCGATTTTTTGTTCTGCGTTAGCGTCTGCTTTGAAGGAAAATTTCCTGATTTTCAGATTTTTAATATCATCCCACTGCGAACCAGAATCCGTGATTCCTTGCTTTAAAGAAGCATCCGAAATTCCCCCGTAACTGTTATCCGCATTAACGACATCGCCATCAGAATAAATAATCAAGCGTGTCGCCGCTGTATCTCCGCAATTCAAAAACTTACTGGTGTTGTCGTCTGGTGCAGACCCCCCAAAACGTAACTGAAGTACCTGTGGTGAAGTTGTACTGGTGTTTTCAAACTCTGCCACATAATTTGAATCCACTGAAGTTTCAACATGGAAATCCCATGCGGGTGAAACGCCAACACCAACCTGCGCGCCTGATGGAATAGTGAACGTATCGCCAGAGTCTCCTAGCGTAAATGCTGTCCCTGTAGCAGGGCTGATCTTGTTGGTTTTTAGTTCACTGCTCATGGTTGATACTCCGGATCAGTGATCCTCGCCCATTCTGTTTTGGCTTCTTCTGTAAATAGATTCGACGCTAACGTCTTAATTGGGTCTGCTTCGTTGCTAACGTCATCTGTTGGGTGGATCACGCGCCGATGAAACGCTCCGTCAGCATCAACCTCTCTAACATGGATTGAATTACCCACTCCACTCTTTTCGCAATGGTCGAATGTCATGCTGATGTCCTGTAAATTATTGACCCAGAAATGCTGGATGTTGCTGTTAGGGCAGAACCACCACAATGTGTATTCCAACCATCCCTTGGATCATCAGAGACATACCTCATTAACTGCATATAGTTGGTGGCATTTTGTATATAGCCCCCTGATGGAGTATCACCAGAC